TTCCAGAAATTCTCTGGCCACCAATCGGGTCGTTCTAAAGGACTATCATCATCTTCATCTGATGCTTCAAGATGTGATATTTCTGTTTTTTGCGGATTTGATTCTACTGCTTCTGTTTCAACTGATGCACTGTCGAGTAGGCCAGTTTCTTGAGATGCTTCCTCATTACCACTAGGCTCGATGTTGTCGTCTATCATTACATTTTCCTTGCTCTAATTAACTTTGCTTCAATATCTCTCACAATACTATTTTGACCTTCACGATAGTACGCATAACTTGAGTCGCTACCAGGCAAAGCAACTGGTTGCTCTAAAACTGTTTGACGTAACCATGCTAATAACTTTTGTCCGTCATCACTACCAAAAACTCTTAATGCTAATCTATCTAAATCTTCTCTTGCTTGTGCTACATCTCTTACATCTAACGGAAGTGCTTGATCTAAATCTTCCCATCCAGCCATTACATCATCCCCTTAGTTGCAGCTTCTACCATACCAGGTACTGCTTCTGGATTTTGTTGAGCTACTTGTTGTGCAGCTTCAGCCATTTGTTGAGTCATCATCATACGTTCTTCTTGAGTGTTACGTATCTTTTGTGGGATACCTAACTTCTCAGCAATGAAGTCCATCATAGCATCTGTTTTCAATGTCATCTGAGCTTGTGGTCCAGCACCTTGAACGATCTGTGCAAACTGCAATACGTTCTGTACATCTTCCATGCTTTGAGCCATAGCTAATGGTGCAACTGCTGACACTTTAATTTCAAGACCATTGACTTTAAGAGGTAAATCAATAAGACCACGCTCATCCATTACTCTTAAAATCTTAGTAACTAATGGTATCATAGTTTCATTAATCAGTCTGCCAAAAGCTGATCCTAGATTTTGTGATAACTCTTTCATTCGCTCTACCACTTCCGTAGCTGAACGTGCTGACATGTTGTCTGGTGGTAAAGACTCATCTAATAAAATACGCTTAATGCTCATGCGTAAATCATTCATAATGATTTGAGATACATTAAAATCACCAGCTCTTGGCAATGGTTTCAATGATTCACCTTGTGGACCGCCATTCCTTGCAACAGGAATAATAGCGCCAGGTATAATCTTCACTGTGTTAGGATTTAATACGCCATCATCTGCTGCGGTATATACACCAGCAATAGCTAATGATGCATTTTTAAGTAATAGTTCTAATGTTTTATTGAGCGTCTTGATGTCTGGCAATGCAGTAATCAATGGACCACGACCATAAATCTCACCAGCTACTTTTGCATAGCGTGATACAATCCATGGGCTTTCTACCATACGTCTATAAACTAACTCTGTTTTAGATTCTTTATGAATTACATGATAACAGAAATCACCACGCTTTTGATCTAAAATAGTAGCTTCAATAAACTCTAAATCATCTGTTGGCTTTTGGTCAATCTTCTTTTGTAAGTCATCTGGAATAATTGCATCTGGCCATTGACGCATAATAGACTCGCCTTTAAGACGCATACGTCTATATACATTGTCTACTTGACCATTAGCACCTTCTTCAAATGATACTAAGAATTGTGGTACAGGAATGAAGTTAAGTGGATTAATGTCATCACCTGGTTGTACCATCATCACAGCAGTACCTACAGATAGATCAAGCAAGAATTCACCAATAGCAATATCAAAGTTTGATTGCTTTAATGATGCAAATAATTTATCTGAGTAAACATCTAATGCTGCTTGCGCTTCTTCTTTGCGATCTTCAGGAATATCTGGTCCTGGTTCAAGCCTACACCATTTACGTTGTGGTGGGAATATGCCAGATTGCATGCGATTAGCAAATCGTTGTGTAGAGTTAATGGCTGTAGAATCAAATACACGATTCATTTTCTTTTGACCGCCTACTTTACCTTCGTAGTATCCGTCATAAAGATTACGTTGTGGTAACGCAAACTCATAACATTCTTCGTATAGACTTCTAAAGTCCTCTTTCTTAGTAAGAGCTTTATCGTGTCGTTTTAAAACATCCTCTGCGGATAGTCTCATCATTTCTGCCATATTGATCCCTATGATTTCTTATTTCTATTTGCAAAGTTACGTGCTGATTCTTTACTGCCAAATCCCCATGCTTTTAATGCCAACTTTAATCTTGTTGGTCTACCTTTGTCATCTACTAATGGGCCAGACATTCCACCAAAACGAGCAGCAAAAGACACGCGCCTAGGATTTGTACCACTCTTGACTGGAGATTGTAAGTTACCACCTTCTTTATTTTCAAAGTGTTTTCTGCCAGCTTCATTTAATCCGCCTTTAGGATTTTGATGTTTCTTTAATGTCATTATTTTTTCTTAGGCTTCATTGCTGTTTTAGCAGCTTTAATAAATGCAGCATCTGTAGGTGCGCCAGGAGATCCAGGTTTGCGCATCTTTTCTTTAGACCCTTCAGCGATACGCTCACGTTTTTTGTGAATATTGGCATAAAGTCCAGCTTTCATATTAATATCCTTTTTTCATTGGAGTTACTGTAGCGCCTTTTGGGTATGCCTTTTCCATTTCTTTAACAAACTCAGGGCTTACCTTACCGCCTTTGCTAGGGTTAGAAGCTTTAGACTTATACCCACGCATAACTTTTTTAACCTTGGCTTGCATTTTGTCTTGTTTCATTACTATGCTCCTAATGTTGTATCTGTGCCTAATGTCTCTGATGCTGTAGATGACATAAGTCCAGCTGATCTACCACGTCTAGCCTTTTTAAATGATGCAGCCTTTTCAGCTTCTGTACGAGCTGGCGCTACATCCACTGGCTTTGGTGGTTCTGGTGGTGGTGGTGGTGGTGGTGCTGATGATCTTGATCCTCCGCCCATAATTATATTCCTCCTGGTGAGCCAAGCGTTTCTACGCCTGTTTCTGGGTTTAATCTTTCTTCTGCTAATAATGCTCTAGCTCCGCCACGTTGGCGAGCTATACGTTTTGCTGCTAAATCTTCTGCAAGTTTAACTTTGTCTTGTTCTGCTTGCGCTCTTAATCTGTCTGTTTCAGCTTGCTGCGCCCTAATTTGAGCTTCGGCTGCTGACGTATCTGGCTTACTACCGCCGAATAATCCGCCCATTATTGTCTCCTAAGTAATGTATAATCATCTTTATCTGCGCTATAACGTAGCATATTGCATTCTGGTACAAAATATAACGCCTTAGCCCAGGACATAGCACGAGTATCTGAGGTTTTAACAGTTATTTGGACTCTGTGCAAGTGAAATAATATCTCAACGATATCAATAAATGTTAATCCCGCTTTTGTCATAGCTATTGGATATCTACGAGATTGCTCTGATAGTAAAGACCAAAACTCTGCAACACCTTTCCATAGCATTGTAGCACCAAATATAGCTACTGGCTTACCATAAAGGAATGCTGTAATCGTTGGACCACACTGTGCTTGATGATTTATCATGTATTTAAACTCACTAACAGTAATTGCTTTCTGAGTTTTCATTTCTACACAATCTAGTTCATCTAAATGATGTTGCATATATGGCAAAAAATAGCCACCTTTGACGGGTGGCATGTGTTTTAGTATAGTGGAGTAATCAGTCGAAAACATTAAAGTCAGATCCAGCTACAGTTTGAGCGACAACAGTTGATGCAGACAATGGACTCTTGGTTAATCGCTTATGTTCGCCACCACCAAGAAGCAAGTATCCAAAAGCATCGCCTACGTGAGAGTGTTCGTTTTTGTTAGGCGCATCTTTAAATCGTTCTTGACCAGCACCGACAGCTACACGTTTGAAATGATAACCACCAGCTAGTGATTTACGAATCATTTTACATTTTGTAGCTACAATTAACCCTGGTTTGCCAGCAATAAGTCTTTGCATAGGTGCGGCTGCTGCTTCTCGTCTTACTTTAAAGTCATTCGATGGTGTAGGTTGTGCGCGTAAGCCTAATGTTCTAAGATAATCAAATGCAGTAACCTCATAAATCGCATCTCGTTGCATACCCGCTGGGTCACCCCACATCATAATCTGTGCTTTAGGATAGCGAGCATTGAGTTCTGCTAATAACTGCTGACCAAATCGCTCTAACCCCATGTCAAATGTTACGATCTCATCTAAGATAATCCATCTGCCATTAGGTAATCGTTGTCCTACCACTGCGGCTGGTGTCAAACCAAAGTCAAGACCCACTTGCAATGCATGCTCAGGATCATAATCGACTTCACCACTCATAGAACTATCGTCATACTCTGGCCATACGGGTCTACCTTCTTGAACATAGGTATACTTACCTTCGGCATAACACTTAATCCAGTCTAAGTTCTTACCGCCTAACATCTGCATGTAATAACCCGCTGGCAAGTTACTTACGTTCTCAGCTTTAGGATTAATCTTCCACCAACGACCCCCAGAAAATATATGATCGTTAGCTTCTGGATTTTCTGGTAAGTTTCCTGGATCTACTTCTGTGACACCACCAGGTTGTTTAAAGAAATCCCAAGCATACTTGCCAGTGAGTTTTGTTTTCTCTGCTAGTTTAAACCACCAGTGGTCATCATCCATTGGATTAGTATCCATCCACACACCATGCCAGGTAGGTCCACCATCACGTTGTGTCGGATATCGACCCACACGATGAGTAAGTCCGTCAATAACTGCTTTAGGAAGTTCACGAGCTTCATTTACCCACGCTCCTGTTAGTTCAAGTGATAGTAGTTTTCGTACGTCTTTAGGTTGATCTAATGCTAAAAAGATAACTTCGCAATCAATACCCGCTGCATCTCCACGAGATGGTAAACGGATATGATGAGTAATAGGGGGAGTGTATAACATTGGTCCAAAAGTATTCTCTGGAAATAAATCTTGCCATGTTTTAATTGTTGTGGTTTTTAATTCAGGATATGAGTTACGTACAATGACAAATCGTGTATAACGAATGCCATCCACTGGTGATGGCTTTTGTCTAACTGCTCGCATCATAATCTCTGCTGCACATGCATAGGATTTACCAGAGCCAACAGGTCCCATCAGTCCACGCACGAATGCATCTGACTGTAAAAAGTTCCATGTTGTTGGAGCGGTACTAAAGTCTAAGTCAATCCCAGGGCCATGAAGCGCCTTCTGAGATACTTCTTTTTTGTTAGCCATCTATATCTTTAATTTCTAAAGCTAACAATTGATTAAGCACGTTGATCTGTGCTTGTAATGCATCAATAATCTGCAATGACTCCGTTTGGTAAATGTTATTCAATGCATAAGCATCTCGTAACTTTTGTATACGATCTTCTAAATGATTTGGCTGACTCATTTATTCTCCTTTAAATAATCAACTAGCTTGTTTAAGTGATGTGCTGACTTTTCTATGTCTTGATCTTTGCCTTTACTTAGCTCACGAGCTAAATACGCAATGACGACACCCTTATGATAACCACGATATTCCTCAGGTGTGAGCCATGCTTCCATTGCTTGCCATGGTTGTATCTCCATCTTGGCGTAATGGTCACCGCCAACTTGAAAACTATTCTGATTCTTTGGGTTTTTCATTTTCTATAATCTCTGGCGCTCTGATATTAATACCAAGCACACTTGGTTTATCGGATTCTTCTGGATTATCTAGTAAACCAGATGCTTTTGCTAATAGCCTTAATACGCCAACTTTATCCCACAACTCAATGTCCAAAGTCGTATAACTATTGCCTTCCTTATCAACTTTAGTATTCGACTTAATGGACTTAATGGCCTGTAGAGCATGGTCTGGTATATCCTTACTTGGTTTAACTTTAATATTACCTTGCTCATCCCATTCCATAATATCAGTAAGCTTTGTATTCGCCAAACATAAGAGAGAATAACTAACAGCTTCACGATTCTGCTGAAGCGTAGTCGAACGCTCAAGTTTCTTTTGCAAGCTACGGACACCACCATAGCCAGCAAGAGAAGGGATTGGATTTTTCTTTTTGACTTCATCCATTAAAATGGTAAATCGTCAGGAATGTCATCAAAAGTTGGCTTTGCTGCATTAGCTGGAGCAGCCTTTGGTGCTTTTGGTTTGCCTAAAGATACGGAAATATATTCAATACCAGAGTGGCCACTAAGTTTCTTAGAAACATTTAGGTAAAATAAATTGCCATCATGGTCTGCAAATTCACCAGTGAAGTCTGCATGCCAATCTTCTTTTTTATTCTCATTAATAAACGCTACACCTGTTCCTGGTTTGCGTGGTTTTTGTTCTGCCATTATATTCTCCTTTATTTAATTGGCGTGGGTTTTACTTTTTTCGTCATACATTCTTCGCATATCCATCTGCGATTCTTACCATGTGCTGCAATCTTCCATTTACCATTGACACTAAACTTGTATTGGTAGCATGTTGAACAGAATCTATCACCAAGTGGACTAGGTTCTGCATGTACATACTTATCCTTTAGTTCCATATTCGCTAATAGTCACTACTGCCGATCCTCCTGGTTTAGGTGTACTGCGTGCAATTGATAACATATCTATCTGTGAATCGTCATCATACACACCCGCTGACATCAATGCATCTAAAATAGCCTTTAAGCAATTATCGAGATCAAATATACGCCTACTTCTAGGATGAATATAAATATTAACAGAAAGGCGAGCATCGCCAAAAGATCCCACTTTGTCTCTAAAGCAGATGGCTTGGACTGCTGTCTTGAATAATACGCCTTCTTTCGATATGAATCTTCTTTTGCCATTTGCTCTCCAATATGTATTCACTGATGGTGGATATGGAAGCTCTAATATCATTAAATTATTTTATTCAGTCTTGAATTAATATCGCCACCTTTAGAAAGGTAAGCTTTAATTGCATCATTAATAATACTAGCCTTTGGTTTCTCTTGTTCTTTAGATGCTTTATCTAATAGTTCAACACTAGATGGTGTCAATCTTACTAGGAATGGTTTTAGTTCGGTACTCATACATTCTCCCTGTTTCTTTTTTCAAATTTATCACATAGTGATTTAACATATGTCACATGCTTGTTATAACCTGATGGTTCAGAAAATATCTTTTTAAATGTCAAACTTTTCATTGTTTGCTTAATTTTTTTAATTGCTGTTTTTGTACGTATATCACCACCATAATAATCCAATACAACAAGTAAGCAATATAATCTATCACCGCCTTCAAAATATTCTGCTTCCATTGCGCAGTCGTGAATTAATGACTCGCTCATAATTTCGTGCATAGCATCTGAGTCTACTTGTAATTTAATTTCTTTAATACTCATAACATCTCCTTTAGTTTCTTTGGTTCTTTCTTGCATTCATCACATTCAATCACAGTTGATAAATTAAACTTACCACAAAATAAACACCACCATTTTTTATCAGCAGCTTGCATTCTTTTAACAGCGCTCATTCATTCTCCATATATTTAGTTAATTGCTTGACTAGTTTCTTTTTATCTTTACCTTTTGCCTGTGGTTTAGTATTCCTTAAAAATGCTGGCAAAATACAATCAATTGCTTTATAGGCTTTTAGATTAGGTGGATCTTCTCGCCAGCCTGGTGACTTTAATTCTACTTGACCTTTATCATTTTTGTATTTAACTTTATATTCATACTTACCAAAAGCTTTAGCCATGGATTGCATCCACTCTTTAGCTTCCATCTTTAAATACTTTCTCTACATTACCAGTAGAAGGATGGAGTTCGTATTCATATTCTTTAATTGTCTCAACAGAAGATGGTTTCTTCTTACCAAAGATCTTATCGAAGTTGGCTTCAAAGATTTCTCTATCAGTAAATGGTCTTGGTTGTGATCCTTTGCTCATATGCTCAATATATATCTTATAGATATACAAGTCAATAGTATGTTCGCTTGACTTAAAAATAAATATGGCTTATATTACTCATACGGGGCCATTACCCAGCCCTCCTAAATGTAGTAGCTGACAGATAGGGATAAACGTGTTTAATCGGTGGATTCTTCTTACAAGTTGCTCTCGGATGAGATCAAGTAACAGTATCGGGGATCAGACCACTGGGGATGTGAAGTAGTGCATTACATCTAAACTAGATAAACGAGAAGCTACAACCTTAATGGTTAGTAAGATAATTTAAACAATACTGTTTATTATCGGGTTAGGTCTATTATTCGCACGAACTCTATCACATGATCCTCTATATTACCTATAAGATACTAGATACCCTGGTGTTTGGTTTGTACTTAATCTATATATTTATAAAGGGCGTCAGTAGGTAAGGTCTGCTTCTGCTAAGACATACCATGTTGATAAGATATCTGTTGTTATTAATCTCTAATTTATGGGAAAAATTTGTGTGGGATACCCCTCGGTATATGAGACAGGGTGGGGGGCAAGCATGTGCCTTCCGAATTGTAATAGGTAAGCGTTTCAAATAGCCTAATGCTTGCAATGCCTACAATATGTAGGATGTCATCGAAGCCCTATTGATTTTAAAGGATGCTAAAGGAACCTTTAGCCCTCTTGATAGATAGCTTAACTACTTAGAGCCATGCGGGTTATAACTTCCTTAGGTGTGAAGCCTTGAGATAACAGCCTTTCGGCCTCGAGTAAGTCGCTCTCTCTTGTTATAGTATTAAACAAGCTAGCTAACTCATCATCCCCTTGATTGCTTGATTGTGAAACTACATGAGATTGGGAATCATTCTCATTAACTTCATTCAATACTCTATTAGTCTTTAATATCTCGCTAATCTCTGAGTTCTTTAGATCGTATTCCGAGACATCCTCGCGCTTGATTTTGTCATCATAGATAATCCGCCTTGTGTTACCTTTTAGTTTAGGAAAGTAATTATTGAATGATTCAATAGCGCCTTGCGCTTCCAACTTCTTTAGATGTTTAGATATGTTTTGAGATGTGCAGCCTAAATCTTTAGCAATAGTAAGACAGCTCACAAAAGAAAAGCCGCCTTTGTTGGCATAAGAGGCCAACACCGCCAGCACTCTTAAATTCTCGCCAGTAAGCTTTTTATTTAAAAAGGCTTTAATTGGTACTACACAAAACCGCCTTAAATCCTCGTTTTTATGTGTTTTTAACTTGATTTGATCGGGAATATGATAAGTTTTACTTATTACATTGCTATTATTCATTTGAACATTGTATCAAAAATAAGTGTTTTTACCTATTGCAAAACGATATCTTTTAGTGCAATATCTTTTTTAACGCTTAACCGCGTTATTTTTAAACAACCATAAAAGGTACATAAAATGATCACCAAAAAAGAAGCCATTGCAATTTCAAAATTAATATCCGATATGAACACCGCACGCCGTATTAGCGATGATTTCAGAGCTGACAAAGAAGCTAACAATATCATGCACAAAGACTCATCAACGCAGCAGCGTTTAGAATGGGATTATTGGGTTCAGTCTTTAGAACTAGAATTGCAGCTGCTAAAAGAATTTGGAATTAGTGAGTATCATTCAGAAAAAGCGGCCGAAAAGATAACTGAACTTGAAATGTATATTGAGCATGGTAAACGTCATTTAAGATATAAGGAAGCTGCTTAATGCGATCTTATAAAGCCTTAGCAATAGGGCTTTATGCGGTCACCATTGGCCAATTTTAATAAACTATAAAAGGTAAATAAAATGAAAACAAAATATTCAAGTAATTTAGAACTATCTCACATTTGGGCGAATGATCCCGATCCTAGCATCCGTAAAAGTGCCAATTCTATGTCATGTAATAACGGAAGGTTATACAGCTATTCAACATGTATAGCTCAAATTATTGGCGATACTGTTATTTATAATAAAGCTTCTTACAGTGTGACCACATCAAAGCAACAAAGTTACGCAATGAGCGCAACAAGTCATTTTCAAGATAAGATATATTTAGACGTTCCACAACGCGGCCTTCATTCTTTAGAGTTTAGCCAATTCGAATTTAATCATATTATCGAATCATCGGAACGCAAGGCCTCTCAATGGCTTCTTAAAGCATCAAGATCAAAAAAATATAGTGATATGTATAACGCGGAAGCTTTGAGCATATTTAGCAATCTCGAAAAATACGCTTCTTTATTTGATCTTTTATATGAAAGGCCTAATTTAGTGCATTTAAGGGAATCAGCATTAAGAGCTGACATAGATGCAAAAGCGCTCGAAAAGGTACGCAAGGCTGAAAGCATTAAAGAACAAGCGGAAGCGCTTATTAATTGGCGCAATGGTGACGATGTACGCAGCCGCTTTGAGATTACAGCATTAAGAATTAAAGATGATCAAATTGAAACCACAAAAGGCGCTAAGATTCCGCTCGATCATGCTATTAAGTTTTGGGGCTTAATTAAGTCATGGCATGACAAGGGCGTGCAATATGTCAAAGATCATCATTCAATAAACTTAGGTCACTATACTGTAAGCAAGTTTGACGGCCAAACGCTAACTGTTGGCTGCCATTCAATACCATATAGCGAGATAGAAAATATCGCGCATCAACTAAATTTAAATTAACTATAAAAGGTAAACAAAATGAAAGAATTATCTATAAATTATGCCATTGACTTTTTTACATCAGATTTAGGAAGTATCACTCATAAGCAATTTTATGATTCTTTATGCGATGAAATTATTCCCGATGATGTTTCAGTATGGGAACCATTTGAAAATCATAACGCCGATGATTTATTAGCGCTCATTGAAAATTTATCTGATTATTTAATAGAATTTAAAAGCGATGAAAGGGCTAATTATGACTAACTTATTAAAAAACTGTTGTTATTTAGTATTAGGCTTCATAAGCGCGTATTGCTGGCTCTTACTATTGCTAGGGTTTTAAAGTCATCTCTAAGAGCGTTTAAATAGCGCTCTTAGGGGCTAACTTTGGCCGAAACCATAAAAGGTACATAACATGACTATCAACATTTTGGAATTAGATCAAATATGCGATATCACTCAGGAAGTTTATTTTGGTATTGTAGATCATTTTGGTATTGCTAAAAAATGTATTGAGCATGATCCAGAAAATCAAGACGGCACTCGCAATACTGAATATGGCGAGGAATTATACAATTTGATTGAATATGCTATTAAAAATGCAATAGATTTTCAAGACTAACAAAAACCATGAAAGGTAAACAAAATGAAATACAAAAATCACAGATTTTACAATGAATTTCAGCAATTAAGGTATGACGATAAAGACTTTGAATGTCTGTATAAAGATACAAAAAAAGACTTTTTAGAATGGGTTGATAATTATGAACTTGAAGCCTATAAAATCTTATCAAACTGGATCGGATAATTATGAAATTCATAGCTTATTATCGCGTGTCTACAGATAAGCAAGGTCAAAGCGGCCTAGGCTTAGAAGCGCAAAGAACTATATGTTACGCCTACGCCCGCAGCATCAACGCTGAAATCATTTCCGAATACACTGACATTGAGAGCGGCTCTCATAATGATAGGCCTGAGCTGCTCAAGGCGTTGGCATTATTGGAAATTGAGAATGGTTCTCGTTTACTTGTGGCCAAACAATGTAGGCTGACGCGATCGGTTGCATTGATGTCATCGCTATTGGAAAAGAAGGTGCCGCTTACCATAGCGGAAACGCCCGAAGCTAGTATTTTTGAGTTACATATCAGAGCTGTATTAAATGAGGAAACAAGGCGCCAAATCTCAATCAATACGCGCAACGCGTTAATGGCCGCCAAAGCAAGAGGCGTTAAACTTGGCGCACCTAGAGAGATGATGAGAGTCATAGCTGTCAAAGGCGGTCAAGCACAAGCCAAAGTTAAGATAGCCTACGCATTAAAAATCAAACCTATGTTTGACTTGGCCATGGAAAATTGTGGCCGAGCATCATGTCGCAACATCGCAAAGAAGCTCAATGAACTAGGTGTTAAAACGTACTCAGGAAGCACGTGGACAGCGCCTAACGTATCTTATTATCTAAACAATATCAAAGACAAGGAAAACATAAAATGGTAGGAAAAGTCACGCCTGATGACATGATGTCATGCTCAAGGCTTCCAGCATTATTAGGTTTTAGCAAGTTTCGAACGCCTAATGATGAATTGAAGTATTCAATTAATGCACTTAACGGAGAGGCTAATGAATTTACAGAGCAAGAGCCTATGTTATGGGGCAATCTTACAGAGAAGTTAATATTGGCTGAGAGCTGTAAAAGGCTTGGCGTTGATATTGATGATCTAGCCCATGATAAACCATACTTTCATCCTGATATACCATTGGCTACAAGCCTTGATGGCACTGCGTCTGGCAATGGCACAACAATCTACACTGACATTGACAAAGGTATTTATGTCATGGGGCATGATTCAATTAAGCTTGATGGCTATGGTATTTTAGAAGCAAAGCTTACTGCTCAAGAAGTCGAGAATGAGCCAGCGCCATATCGTGGTGTCATACAGCTTCAAGGCCAAATGGATATTATGAAAGCATCATGGGGCGCTCTTTGTGTGTTATACAAGGGTACAACATTGCGTATCTTTTTATATCCCATTAATGAAGATCACATCAACATGATTCACAATGCTGTCGAGGATTTTCAAGAGCGTTTGGATAAGTACAAAACCAATCAAGAGATTGAATGGTATGACTTACAAAACTCTTTTGAAGCCAGTCGTGTGTTTGATCGTGCTGAAAAGAGTACGATTGAGTTACCAGAAGTTGAGATCCAAGCTGAGAAGATCATCACAATTCGTGAGCAAATCGCGGAGTTAGAAGCACAGATTGATCGCTTGCAAATCAATATCATGGAGCATATGAGAGATCACGAAGTATGTAATGCGGGTCGTTACAAAATCTCATGGCCTATGCGTTCTTACAAAGCACAGCCAGCAAAAACTGTGCCAGCTAAGGAAGCCTACGTCATTCGTCAGTCTAAACTTTCAATCAAGGATCGTATATGATTAAGAGATTAACTCATTTTCAGATCCGTAAGAAATGGCGTATTAAGTTACACGCTAAAAGATGCCACGATCACGATCAGTCAGGTGCTAGGTATAGCAGAGATGCTATGGTACTTAACCGAGCTATGGACATGTACAAGATTGATGGTAGGAGAGCAGCATGGTAGATAATGACCAAGATCGTTTTGAAGCAGAAGTTATGAATGAATTACAACAACAGGAGAAAAGTATGAAAACTATATCAGCAGCATTTATTAAAGCACAAAAGGAGTTCGCTCCAGCAATTAAGACAGCTACCAATCCACACTTTAGAAGTAAGTATGTAAACTTAGAAGGCTGTATTGAGGCTGTGATTGATGCATTACATAACAATGGCATTGGTCTTATACAAAAGACGCATGATTGTGATGATGGTGTCAAAGTAGAAACTGTATTTATCCATGAGTCAGGTGAGACTTTAAGTGGTGGCATCTTACACATACCAGCATCTAAGATAGATCCGCATGGCGTTATGGCATCGCTTACTTATTGTCGTAGAGGTAGTTTAATGGCGGCCTGTGGTATTGCACCAGAGGATGATGATGGTAATCTAGCTACAGAAAGGTCTGGCAGTGTTGTAAAAAAGCCACAAACTAAGGAATATACCTTCTATATTCCAGGAAAAGACCCTCAAGAGGTATCGGATGTATTGACATGGCAAGCAAAATTCGATCAAATGTCTGAACAGCTAGTTAATTCTAGCTTAAACCCAGAGGATAAGATATCGAAACTTAAAGCATTAGTAGACGCTAATCAGCCAACACTAAATCGCTTACCCATAACAGTTAAGATGCAATACATAGGCAAACAAGCCACACGCATCAACACAGTGAAAGGACAATCAAATGAAACCAATTAAGACAGACTTCAATGCTTTTGAATGGCGTTACCCACGATCATTTAAAGAGCTTAATGGCTATGAATACGAGGTGACAATGGAGTCACCCAAAGAGAAAAGGCAACGCATATGGAGAGCAACAAAGATCTCCGTAGGCATTGCCTTATCATTGTATGCTTGGCTTATTTATTCATTACGTACATTGTAACTTCGAAGCCAAAGCGCATTTCAGTAGCTGCTGGAGTTGTCCACATGGTGTTAGTCCTTATCTATGACAAGCAAGATTACTTGTTACGCAAATTATGCACTTTTTGCAAGACAAACTAATCAGTAAAACCATGAAAGCTACCTAATGAAGGAGACTTTATGTTAGATATTGCAGCAGTCATGTGTATGAGTTTGACCATGTTCCATGAAGCCAGAGGTGAACCTATCTCTGGCCAAGTGGCAGTGGGGTATGTGCTTTATCGGAGAGCTGACTTTGACCAAAAGAATATATGCTCGGAGACTTTCAAACCACACCAGTTTGAATGGACTAAAAAGACAAAGCATGTCCCGCCTTACAAAACACTCAAGCCATTCATAGAATTATCCCAAAAAATTATCCAACAAAAAATCAAAGACAGTAGCAAGGGAGCTAGTTACTTTCATAATGTTAAGATGGATAATCAATGGGGTATGAAGCCAAGAACTATTATTAACAATCATATATTTTATTAGGAGAATATTATGAATGACGAGTTAGAACCTAAAAAAGTTAAGAAGCCACTCAAAGGACTTCAAAAATTATATGAAGATCCAACTGAGGATGATGATGACATCAAAGATTTTAAACACGATCATGGGATAGGCGAACGATACGATGAGTAATATATTTATAGGCATTCCAATGTATGGTGGTGTATGCACAGGAGAGAATGCGATTGGCCACATCAATGCAACAAAGCTATTCTTAGATAGAGGGATAGGTTATAACTGGCAGTTTCTTTATAACGAATCCTTAATTACAAGAGCTAGGAATGGATTGGTTAAGATGTTCTATCAAACAGATTGCACTCACTTACTATTCATTGATGCTGACATTAGTTATCATGCAGAAGATATTGTATCTATGATTGATGCAGATAAAGATATTATCTGTGGTGTGTATCCTAAGAAGCGTATTGCATGGGAAAAGATTGGCGATGCAGTAGCGCGTGGTATTCAAGGTGAAGATCTAAAGTATGCTACGGGTGATCTTGTTATTAATAAGCTTAATTATATTGATACGCCATTGCATTCAATGACAGAACCTATAGAAATATTTAATGGTGGCACAGGCTTTATGCTTATCAAGCGTAGTGTATTTGATTTACTTAAACCACATTGTCCTACCTATACCAATGACATGCTGCCAGGTCAGCAAGAAATCGTTACAGAATACTTTGCTACATCGATTGAACCAGACTCAAATAGATTATTATCAGAGGACTATCATTTCTGTAGATTAGCAAGATTAAATGGGATTAAAGTATGGGCTGCACCATGGGCAAAGTTAGGTCATATAGGTAGTTATAAGTTTGAAGGGACATTATGATGACAAGCAAAGAAAAGTTATTAACTTTATTGTGTATGGTGTGTATCTTTATGATGCTATTTGTTAGCGTTGAGGTAAACATTAATCAGATTAAGCCAAGAAGTTTTGCAGACAAGGATCTAAAGTGTATTGATGGCAAACTATTTGAGGAAGTAAAGAAGAATATGTTTGTGTCTAGTCACCTTGAATGCTTTGAGCAAAGGAAATTCTAATGTCTTACCTTGAAGAAGGGAAGAAAGTAGAAGAAGCATTTGCCAAAGAGTATTTAGCCAACGTCACTTGGGCTACTCAAGAACAAGACATGATAGAACATTGGGATGTTCAGGGTGTACTTGATTGGATAGGCGATGAAGTATTAAAGTTTGATGTCAAAGGATACAAGAAACTTAACAGGAATGATTCTAGTTTTCAGGATGATATCACTTGGGTAGAAGGAAAGAATGTCCATGGCAAAGATGGATGGATAAAAGGTAAGGCAGATTACATTGTATTTGAACGGCAAAAAACTTGGGTATGTGCAAATCGAGTTGAGCTGTATGATTTAGTCTCAAAAAAATTGTATGAGAATAAATACCGCAAAGGTAAAGATGTTTATTGCATTTACCAAAGAGAAAATAGACTTGATGCTATTACACTAGTTCCATTTAAAGACATTATAGATTTAGAATCTACATGGAACCTACCTAAGTGATTGATTGCTATACAGAACCCACACAATCGCTCTATAACGCACGATCTTGAGCAAGGTGATACCTTAGGTATACCTAGTTTTAGTGTAAAGCTTGAGGTTTAGGGGAAATATAGAGCATCTGCATATATTCTGCATTGATCTCTATGTAATCATCCTCATTTTCAGTGAAAAAAATTCTGATGACTGACAACGGATTTTCTTCAATGATCTCAATATCCCAAATCTTACGACCAATAAGTTTGTCTAGGATATCTAGTTGTTCTGAGGTAGGGTTTTCCACTAAACAATTTTACCATTCCATTTGCCATTTGTGTTAAGTACCATTGGCATAAGTTTAGGCTGCCCATCTATGATCATTCCACACCCTACAATGAATCGAGTCTTAAAGTTCTTAGCATAGTTAAATGCCATTGACTTCTGATTGATTAAAGATCCTACTTGCATACCCCAAACTAGCGCATCGGGATTGCTGTAGTAGCCGATACTAAACTTGGTATGGTAGTGACCTTGAACTGTGTTCATACCATACTGCATAGCTACCTTGAGTACGTCAGCAGATAAGCCATGAGTAAAAAAGCACCTTGATCCATCGGATAGGTTGATCGTAATATCTTCTTCCCATTGCCAGCCTGTGCCAACACCTAAGAAGTCATTGTAATGTTTAAGGTAACCTTTAGGTACACCATGCTTTAATGCACGTCTGTATAACATGGATGAGTGATTGCTATGCACAATCTTCATCTTAGGGAATATCTTTTCTAGTGTTTGAATGTATGCAATAGACGCTGCCAACTCATGGCCAGCAGAGAATAGATCTGGATCGCTATCATGCATAGACATCGCATGCATATCAAGCTCGTCACCAATATTAATAACGAGATCGGGTTTGTATTTTGTCTTGAGCGCTTTAAGAAAGTTGAATGCATCTGGGTGGTGATATGGTATATGGAGATCACTGATTACTAATACGGACTTGTATGCTTGTGCCATTACAGCTCCTATAAATTAGGTATCTGAAAGATAGCACAGTTAGTTTGTTAAATCAATAGCCTGACTTAAACATCTTAGCTTCTGCTTCACGTCTTAGTTGAAGTCCTTTAAGCACACGACCACCAGCACGACAATACTTTAGGAGCGATTCAATAGCCGCTTCTTTATCGCCACGAAGCAACGCTTGACGGAGTGTTGATCTTTGAAATGTACCCAAGCCAAGATTGAAGGCAAAAGAAACCAAGCAATCGAATTCACATTGTCTAAGGCGCACGTTAGGTAGCATCTTAGATACTCCCAACTCGAAACGATTGAGGTCGGATTTAAGAAGTCCATCTATTTCTTCTTGCGTAAAAGTTCTGTTCCAAGAATCAGGCAAATGTTTGCCATCGCCGATAAGGTGACCAACACCCACAGTATACAGGTTTGCAGCACAACGATAGGGCCGACTACGCACACCTTCAAAATGTTTAATAAGTTCGATACCACGCTTAGATACTTTCACGTTTCTTTTCCCATGTGCGAGAGCCAAAGTAGAATCCAATGATAGAAGCTACAATGCTCATCTCATCGCTAGAGAATATAGCATCCATAGATTCTGGTGTGAATCCACCAGTAGATTTAACTGCCCATATGAATCCAGCTACATCAACGAATACAAGTAAGCCTACAAAAGTAAATGCAACGAATGGTCTGACACAAGCGTTAAGAGTCTTGACCCATTGTGATGCACCTTCTACAAGCTTAGTGTCATGTGCATATAATGCTTCACGTTCTTGAGCGTACGTTTCTGCGTACGTTCCTTCTAATTCAATAGCAGCAATCTTCTCTTGAGATACAAAACCTTTCTCTGCCATACGCATAGCTTGTTCGTTCTGTAACTTAGCCATCTCACGTTCATGTGCTTGGTCACCTTTTTGCTGAAAAAATCCGAGCAGACTTGGTAGCCCACTGGTAGCAAAGCCTAAGATACCACTGATAATACTAAACATTTAAAACTCCTCTTTGTTAAATCCGTATAGGTCACAGATGATATTAACATATTTGTTAAACTTCTTTTCGTGTGCATCAAAGTCATTGTGTCCATGATACCAAAGCATACAATGAATCATCTCATGCATAAGTGTTTCAGATATCTTTAAGTATGTATCATTAGAGATATCT